TTAGTTGAAGGAGCGTGGCGCTCGGTTCTTTAAACGGTAACGGCATGAACGCGTCCCGTAGATTACCACCAGGAGCATCTACATCTCTAAACTCACCTGGTTGTAAAGGTTGCGCTTCATCACGAACTCTAATCCCACGTTGTTTAAAACCAGATGGTAAATTAGATAGCGTACCCGCATCTAGTAATTGTCTTAGTGCTGCAGTTGCTGTTCTTGATAAACCACCAATCATGTGAATTAGACCAAAGCCATAAAAGCCAAGTCCAGGTAAAAATTTAAAATGTACAAAATAATCTTTGCGTCGTTTTAATTGATCTTGCGCACCATAGTTTCTTCTAACAGCTAACACCTCACTAGAATCACCATCAATAGTTACAATGTAAGGTAACTTAACACCAGTCTCTTCGCCTGACTGATTATCTTTATCCTCAAAGCCCTCTAAGTCTAATTCAACATGACACTCTAATAGTGTGTGCATTTCATTATACGCACCAGCACTAACGCCACCAAGTTTATCTTTACCTTCTTGAATATCAGTGGGTGTATCACTTGGTTCAACTAAGTCTATGTCACGATAGAAACCAGTAATTTGTTGTTTACGTAAATCGTTACCAGACATTTTAATAACGTGAATAATAGTATCAGCATCTTCTAATGAAGTTGCCGTGTAAGGCACTACTAATTCTTCTGCCGGTACAAATTTAGAAACGGTACGTCCTAGCACCGAATCAAAATAAACTTTTTTAAAAGTAGAACCAGCCAGTGGTAAATTAAACAACATTTGGTCAAACTCAGGTTCATACTCTTTCATCTCAGTCATGATTTGATAGTTCATAAACTCTTTAACCCGTAGTGATTGTTGCTCTTTCATTTGATCAATTTTACCCATAATCTGAGTTCTGACCGGTCCGCCTGCAGGTAATAATTCTTTGTAAGCTAGTGCTTGAAACTGTGTAACGGCTTCTGCTAATACTGGGTGGGTAGCGCCGGATGCGCCTTGAAATGGTTCTGATCTATTTTCATATTTAAAACCTAACAGGTCTAAACCTTTTAGATAACCGTCTTCCCAATCAGAACGTGACGATTTCATTTCATCGTAAGACTCTTGTAGTTCAGAGGCAACCGCGATCAGCGCGCCGTCGTCCATGAATTCTGCTAAGTTGGCTTCGTGTTGTTCGCCACCTTCTGCACCGTTTGAGTTTGGATCAAAATCTATTTCCGCACCACCGTCTTCTGTCATCTCAACGTTAACGTCACCGCCTTCTTGAAATTCTTGTGGCATCACCACATCTACTTCTTCATCTAAAACTTGTAAATCCTTTGGGAGGGAGTCAACACCTTTTTCTATTTCAGCCATTAGTAATATGTCCTCTGTTGTTGTGGCAACGCCTCATCCTCATAATCATCTGGATGCTCGACAAAGCCGCCTTGTCTAAATCGCATTACTGCTTGAGTCATACTATCCACCAGGTCATCATGCTCACCTAATGGAAATGCAGCGCATTCCTCAATTACTTCCTCTGCCCATTTTGTTTCTGGTGCCCATATTTGACCTGCCTCAAACAATGGTGCTACAGAGTTTATCCTAGTATGTTTATCATTTCCTTTACTCGGTGTAAAGTTAATAACAGGTATACCTAGTTTACGCATTTCATACGTTAATGGCAAGCCCGAAGCTTTAGCTTCTACAATCACCGTTTCTGGCTTCCAGTAGTCATATTGCTCTTTGGCAATGCGGCGTAGTTCGGGGAACTCGTATCTGTCTTTTACCATATCTATTAAAATTAACGCCGGACCGCTGTCATCGCTAGGGTGAAATACACCCCAAGTTGTTATGGCACTGTAGTCAGCAGTTTCTTTTTTCATAAACGCTGTATCATAACTTTGTATGACATGCTCTAATGCGGGTAGATCGTCTTTGTCCCAAACTTGCCACCACTCACGTTTTATAATACTACCTTCTGCTGCTGTGGGATTTTGCTGGTATTGTGCATTCCATTTTAGTATACTTACTGATGCTTTCACTGCTTCTAACTCATCTAACTTCCAATAGCCCGGCCAAACCGGATTACCGCTTGGCAAGATTGCTGGGAACTCTATCACTTCCCATTGGTCTGCTTTTGGTTCTTTTTGCGCTTTCATTAATTTACCTGTTAAGTCAGCAACATTCCAACGTGTCATCACCACAATTATTCTGCCACCAGGTTGCAGTCTTTGCCGAGGACCCGAAGTATACCACTCATATACCCTGTCATAGGATGCCATATTCATTGCATCTTGTTCCGAGTGAGGATCGTCAATAATTAACAAGTCAGCACCACGACCGGTTATCGAACCGCCGACACCGGCAGCATAGTATTCGCCACCTTGATCAGTTTCCCATTTACCTGCAGCTTTAGAATCTTCGCGCAGTCTGGTGCCAAATATTTTTTGATAATCTTCTGTGTCAATTAATGATTTAGCTTTACGACCAAAGCGTACTGCAAGTTCTGCATTATTAGTCGCTTGAATTATTTTTAGATCAGGTTGATTACCAATCATCCATGCTGGTAAAAAGTTAGATGCAAATTCTGATTTAGTATGACGTGGCGCCATATTAATAATTAATCTTTTTAAATCACCTTTAGCCACTCGATTAAATTTTTCTGCCATAATTTTATGGTGCTCACCTTCTATAAATCCTGGCCACATGTGTTTAACAAAACTTAAGAAGTCGTCGCGGATCTCTTGTTCTTTTTTCTTTTCATCAAGTAATACCATTGTGCGTAGGTATTCTTTTTTAGTATCTTCAGGTAAATTATTTAATTGTTCTGGGGTTAGCATTTGAAAAAATTTTTTAAAAAATTTTGCACCTTTTTATTTTAGTCAAAGTGAAAACGATTATAACTCATATTTACGTCCAAATCAAACTATATACGACATACTAGGATCCCTATCTGACAGTTTCCGGGGTGGGGGTGGGTGGGCCCGGGAGGGCACAAGATCTGGTATGGTACCTCTATCCGACCTACTACATCTTGTGTCAAGAAAAAAAAATAAAGTTATCCACAGGAAAATTTAGGTGATCCACATTTAGTATGTAGCAGTCTGATACATACTAGATATGTACAAAGTTATCCACAGAAAAATACACAAAAAAAAATATTTATATAGATTTATGGGAAAATATTTTGTAGTGTGATGTTATTAATTAACTAACGAAAGGAATAACAATGAGTAAAACAAACGATTGGTTATTGGGTATGCAAGAAGACGCAGAACACATGACACAAGATCAATTCATATCAGAGCATGGCGAAAGTAATATTCAGATATGGGTTGATATTCAAAATCAAATGGAAGATGATTGGGCAAGAGCAGAAGCTCGATACGAACAATTCCAAGAAATGAAAGGAGAGGGCGAATGATGTACCTTATAGTAAGAAAGACTGAATACAATACACTATCACCTAGTTATATTGTAGAGAGGTGGAGTAAGAATAAAGAACTTGCTGACAATTTAGCAAGAAATTTAAATGAGGAAGCAGACGAAAACAACGAAAGTAGAAGTCCGATTTCTTATCAAGTAGTCGAGGTAGTTAATTAATCGACAGGGGGGCGAAAGCCCCCCACATTTTAGAAAGGATAAAAAATGTATAAATTTACTTTTGTTGCTAAAAACCCAAGCGGACAAGTTAAAGCTCTCGCAATGGGTAATGATAAGCAAAAAACTAAAGAGCATTGCTCACAGCAATTAACAGCTTGGTTTAATAAAAAGAAAGCTAAAGACGAACTTTATATGGAAGCATACGAACAATCTGAATATAATATTATTCAAGTTGATAGTGATGATTGCACAACAGAAATAGAGAAAGGATAACAAATGTATCAATCAATTATCAGAGATGACGAACAGAACATCGTCACACTAGATCACATGACACACCACTTGCAAAATTCTCGGTGGTTTAAAATTACCTACTACCACAAAGGCCAAGCCCGAGAGGTGACAAGGTACGGGATTTGGGATAGCAAGTGCCGAGCATGGGTAACTAAAAACAAAGACATAGCTATTTGTTATCAACAAGTAGATGACAATGGCAACTATGAGGGTTATCGCACAGCAACAGGCATAACTCACATACAAGGTAAACCAGCGTGGCTCGATTCATGAGTTTCGGTTTATTAATAATAATAATATCTATAGGCCTACTAGTATTAGTAGGCCTAGCGGTACGAGATATAATCAGAGTTATGTGGAGGGACTTATGAGCAAGGCTAGAATATGTGTCGGTTGCGGTTACA